CCGCAGAGTCCGCCGCAGGGTCCGCCGCAGAGTCCGCCGCACTAGTCGACTTCACTCGCAACGCAATCCAGGCGTGGCGCGACCTCATGGAACTCGACACGCCCACTGACATCACCACCGAAGCGGTTGACGCCGCACTGGTTCGCATCCACGCCTAACAACTAAATCGGCCTCGCCGGGGTGCATCCGGCGAGGCCAAGCATCACAACCCAAGAAGGAGAAGGTAATGCCAGAACCAACTGTAACCGAAGAGAGGCTCATCGCCTCGCGCCTGGGGGAGCTGACGCCGACTGAACGCGTCCTCGGCCGACTCGCCGCCGGATCCAAGCCCTTCCTCCGGCCCATCCTGCACCCGGTCGGTCGCCACTCGGCCGCCGTCTGGCTCGACTCGGGCGACTACCAGGGCAGGCACCGCGCCGCGGAGGTGACCGCAGCATGAGCATCAAACTGCAGACCAACGAACTGGTACGCATCCTGAAAGAGGCGGCGTTGTTCGCCAGCAGCAGTCCAGACATCCCGGTGATCAATGCCGTGCATATCGAAGCACGCGGCGGGGAGCTGGTCGCAGTTGCGTCCGACCGATTCACCCTGGGCGCGTCCAAGACCGAACTCGACGAACCGGGCCAACTCCTCGCGGCCTTGTCGCTGCGGCAGGTCAAGACAATCACCCAACTGGCCGGGTCTGGAAAACAGTGCTTCTCCACGGTTGCGATCGACGCCGACGACAAGCAAGTGCGCGTCGCGTTCAGTAGCGGCGAAACCCTCACCCTGCCCGCTGAAGTGGAACGCGGCGCACATACCGCATGGCTGAAGCTCTTGGAGTCAGCGCCGGACTGCGATCCGTCGAAAGCGATGGACATCAATCCGCAACTGGTGGCGAAGTTCGCGCGGTTGCAGGGCTCGCGGGCGTCGAGGATGCGGATGCATTTCTTCGGTCACGCGAAGCCGATCAGAGTGTCGGTCGGTGACAGCTTCGTCGGCCTGGTGATGCCGGTTCGGATGCCCGATGAGGTGTCGATGGATTGGGTGACACCGGAGTGGGCGCGGGAACCGGAGAGGCCCGCCAGAGCTGCGAGGAAGCCGCGCGCGAAGAAGTCCACCAGCCGTTCGGCAGCAAAGGTGCCAGTATGAACGCCCCACGCCCGCACCCCGTTTGGTGCCCGAATGACACCCGCAAGCTCGCCGAGAAAGCCGAACAGGTCCAGCCGAAACCGAAACTCCGCGAATGGCTGTGGGCGCCAGCGCTGATCTTCGCGGCGATCTTGTCCGGGCTCGTCACCGCACCCGACGCTAAAGCCGACGGTCAACTGTCCCCGACCGAAGCGGCATACGTCGCGAACTACAGCCACATTGTGTGCCAGGTCATCGCTGACAACCCGTCTGTGCCTGGTGTGTACGGCGTTGTTGCGGGTGTCGCCGACACGGGCAAGTTCGCCGCCGAGGACGCGGTGGACGTGGTGAACGCCTCTGTGCTCGTCAGCTGCGCCGAGTGGTGGCCGCTCCTGGAAGCCGCTGGCGCGCAGGCCCGCGCGGCAGAACGCGGGGTTGCCCTGTGAGCATCGACCTCACCCCAGAGTCCGACCTGGATGTGGTCGGCGCCAACGCTCTCAGCATCGTTGACCGGCTCACCGATCCGCGCATCTACTTCGAGCTGATCAACCTGTGCCAGAACCATCCCGCGAAAGCCGCCCAGGTCGTGATGTGCCTCGCTGCATGGCACGACGGCGCCGACCCCGAAACGCTCGCCGACCGGGCACGCAACGCCGCTCACCCCGAGATCGACTGGCGGGCCGTGGACTGGGTGGTGAAAGAGCGGGTGCGGATGCCGCTCAACCGGGCCGAGCGCCGGGAAGTGGTGCTGCAGTTGACGGGCCAACTACACGACTCCGAGATCGGCGATCTGCTGGGCTTGTCGAAGGATGCCGTTCAGAAGCTGCGGTTGAGGATGGTGGCCGCGTGAGCCTCATCGGAACGATCAACCAGCTTCTCGACCGCGAAAAGTGGATGGCTGACGCACTCTGCCCGGAGGTTGACGGGGACATGTTCTTCGTCGACAAGGGTGAATCGACCAGGCCCGCGAAAGCCGTCTGCGCCCTGTGTCCCGTCACTACTGAGTGCTTGAAATACGCGCTGGACAACGATTTCCGGTTCGGCGTGTTCGGCGGCAAGTCGGAGCGTGAACGCCGACGGATGAAAGAGGCAGCCGCGTGATGCTCTACGAATTTTCAGACGAGGAGCTGGCATGGCATGGGATTGCACGTGCAGGCACAACAGGTCCTATCACCCCCGCACCTGGGACAAATTCCGCGGCACATGGGACACCCGCTGCACCCACACCGAATACGGGCGCACAGGCCGAGACTGCTGCCCCTGCAACGCATTCACAGAACAGGACACCCCGATGAGTCTCGAAATCCTGCCCAACCTCATCCAGGGCACCGACGAGTGGATCAAGCAGAGGCGCGGAATGGTGACAGCTTCCGTCGTCGATGCGCTCATTGCCACCCGAAGGCTCGGCGCGATCGACTACGACTGCCCCTCCTGCGGTGCGGCGGCCGACAACCCCTGCATCGGCAAGCGGTCCCCGGCGCCGATCAAGACACTGCACCCCGAGCGCGCCGAGTACGCCCGAACCCAGAACTCAGCCATCGTCATCGAACCGGCCAGCAACGACACCAGCCGCAACCTCACCGCATCACTGGTGGCCGAACGCATCACCGGATTCACCGAGCCCATCTACATCAACGATGACATGCAAAGAGGCATCGACGATGAGCCGATCGCCCGCGCAAAGTACGCCGAGCACTACGCCCCGGTCGCCGAGGTTGGGCTGATGGTGCGCGACGACTGGGGATTCCGCATCGGCTACTCACCGGATGGCCTGGTCGGTGACGACGGGCTGATTGAGATCAAGAGCCGAAGGCAGAAAGCGCAGGTGCAGACCATCGTCGCGGGTGTGGTGCCCGCCGAGAACATGGCCCAAATCCAATGCGGATTGCTCGTGTCGGGCCGCAAGTGGCTGGACTACATCTCATGGGCCGGCGGGCTGCCGATGTACGTCAAACGCGTCTACCCCGATCCGCGCTGGCAGGACGCCATCGTCAAGGCGGTCCGCGCATTCGAGGACAACGCCGCCGAAATGATGCGCATCTACGACGAATCGATCGTCGGACTGCACCCCACGGAACGTATCGAGATCATCGACCTGATTGGGATGGGCGCATGAAGATCACGGCAGAACCACGCTCCGATCAGTGGAACGCGGATGACTTCATTGGTGGCGCAAAGACGTTCACCATCTCCGGCGTTCGGGTCGGGTCCGCTGAGCAGAAGTACGACATCGAGCTGGAGGGCCAAGAGCGGGCGTGGAGGCCACCGCTGACGATGCTTCGGCTTCTCATGCACGCATGGGGTGATGAATCTGATGATTGGATCGGGCGCCGCGTCACCCTCTATCGCGACGAATCGATTCGCTTCGGGTCGGACGAGGTCGGCGGGATCCGCATTTCCCACATGAGCAACCTGCCGGGAAACAAGCCGCTCACCGTGAAGTTGACGAAGCAGCGCGGTCGCCGCCAGAACCACACGGTCGAACCGCTGCCAGACGTTCCAGCGCCTATCACCGCGGATGAGGTCAGCGCGATCCAGGTCCGCATTACACAGACCGAAACCCTGGCCGACTTGAAAGCCGTTGCCGACGAACTCAAGACGCTGAACCTCGGGGCGCACAGGGATTCACTCATGGCAGCGTGGAGTGAGCGGCAGGCAGCCATCAAGGCGGCGTCGTGATCACCGTGTCATGCGTTGAGTGCGCGAAACAGCATGGGCGGCCGGTGCGGTCAGAGTTCCCGGATCGTGACGGCGCTACAGCGTTCGTCCGCCGGCACCACGCCCTCGTAGGACACAGAGCAGACACCCAGGAGGAACAGCAGTGAGCCGATTCGAAGCCGACAACCTCCTGTTTCCCGACCTGCTGACCCGTTCGGAGCGCCGGGAAATGCGCCGGGAAGCGAAACCCCGCTTCCTGTATCAGAGCATGGGCGCGGGTGTGCAATCCACGACGATTGCCCTCCTCGCTGCTGATGGTGTGATCCCGAAACCTGACTTCGCTGTCTTCTCTGACACGGGTTGGGAGCCGCAGGAGGTGTACGACCACCTCAATGAGTTGGATGAAAAGGTTCTCAGGCCGGCCGGCATCACTCTGGTGCGGGTTCAGGCAGGGAACATTTTTGATGAGGCAGTTGACCATCACTTTCCGAGGTCGCTGCCGCTGTACACCCGTGACGCGCAAACGGGGGAGCCGGGTGGGATCACCAGCCGGGCGTGCACATCGAACTTCAAGCTGGCTCCCATCTTCCGCTGGCTGCGTGAACAGTTGGGCGGCACCGTCAGTGATCGTCAATGCACGTTCTGCGACGGCGCAGGGGAGCGTTATGCCCCGTGGCTCGTGCAGACGCTCGGGCAGTGTCCGGATGCGTGGGGTATCTGCTCGGTGTGCCGCGGCACAGGTGTGCGTCGGATGGTCGGGACACCGCCCGAAGGTGTGTGGGCGCAGTCTTATGTGGGGTTCTCTTCCGATGAGATTGAGCGAGTTTCTCCGTCGCGCATGGGGTACGCGTTCGACACGTTCCCGCTGATTGGGCGGGATCAAGCTGGCGATCCACTCATCCCTGATTTGAACATGAGTCGCGAAGACTGCGAGCGGTTCAACATTGCTCACGGTTGGACTGAGGTCGTCAAATCGGCGTGCATCGGCTGCCCGTGGCACAAGAACGCCGCATGGCGGGAGATCAAAGCCAACCCCGAACGGTGGCAGCAAGCCGTTGCCCTCGATCGGGCGGTCCGCCGTACTCCAATGCTGGATTCCGACTGCTTCATTCACCCCGACCGCATCCCACTGGATCAGGTGGATTTGTCGACGGGTGATGACGATGTGGAACGCCCGGGCTGCTCACCGTATGGCTGCCGCACCGGCCTGGAGGGTGGCGAGGCTGAGTTGCCCCTGTTCGACGAAGAGGACGGTGCGGCGTGACCGCTGAATCGTGTTGCGCGCACCGTGCTCGCCGAGCCCAAACCGGAACCATGTGGAGGACAAGACGATGAGCACACGCGACAAGGTGGCCGCCCTCACCGAAGCGTTCCGCGACGCTGGCGTTCGCAGCGCACTCGATGCGCTCAAAGCAGATGGATACGTGGTGGTGAAACTGCCTGATTCTTATGCCGAACAGGATGGCGTCACCTACTTCGGAGACGGATACTGCGCCGCTAGCACGGTCCAGGCGTCTCCAGGCACCGTCTATCACAACACCTGTGAGTACGAGCCTGGCAAGGCCCGCGAGATCGGGGCGTACTGGCTCGCCGCCGCCGAGAAAGCCGAGGCGTCCGATGAGTGACGCCCAGAAGCTCATCGCCGACGTGCATCACTACCACCAATGGCGCGGCGAGGTTCTCGGGTGCGGCTGCGGATGGAACTGGCCGGAAGAGCGCACGTACTTCTGTGGTGAAGAGGATCGCATCAGCAAGGCGCACTCTGCCCATGTCGCCGCTGAGATCGACAAAGCCCTCGGAGGACTCAAGCCCGAGTACATCGCTCGACACGAGTCCGGCGGCGGGACGATCCACGGAACGCTGGTGAACGCCGAGATTGCCATGCGCTCGTACGTGGTTTTCCCTCCCGGTGTCGATGAGCCGGGATCGGGCCGACTCACTGGCATCGAAACCCGCTGGGTGTCTGGCTGGAGCGAGGTCCAGTCATGACGCGTCAGCTTCCGAAACCTGTTGCCGTGCCGCTCGGCTGGATCCTGTTCGGCGCCCTCAACGCCTTCATCTACAGCGCCGGCTGGGCACTCATGCGATGGGACGACCTCACCGACGCCATCGAATCACGACGCGCAGCACGGGCCATGTGGCGCGAAGCCGACCAGATCCTGAAAGAGAGCGCCCGATGAGCAACACCGACCGCATCGCCGAGATCCTGCGCGAATCACTTCGAGACGTTGGGCGACACCTCGGACGAGATGTCGAGCAGAAACTGGCGCGAGACCTACACGCCGAGTTGCATCCGGTGATCGAGACCGTCGAACAGCTCGACGCACTGCCGCTCAACACCGTGGTCGTCGACGCCGCCGGCATCCCGCGCACCAGTCGGCACGGCGACTCTCACATGCCAGGCGGCTGGACCCACGCTGGCCGGTCTCCGCTGAGTTCTCACGAACTCGCCGACGGCAGGCCGATGCGCGTGGTCTACAACCCGGAGGCCGACCGTGGCTGAACCATGCCAGTGCTGGAAATTCATCAACCTCCACGCCGGACATTGCTGTTTCACCGCCGGAACAGTCGACGACTACCAACCCGGCCAGCCCGCCCCATGTGGGCATTACGCACCGTCCGGCATGGACGAATTCCACCCGGACACGACGTGGAACCCACAACCGGAGGCTTCGGATGGGTAAGCCCTGGTTGCCGTTCCCGCGCGCCAAGTTGATCCAGATGGGCCGATGCCCCGACTGCGGATGCCACCCGCCCACACAAGGCCATCGTGACGGCTGCCCAAACCGAGAGGAGGACTAGATGAGGCCGTACTACCAAGACGACCAGGTCACCCTCTACCACGGGGACTGCCTCGACGTCGCTACCCGACTCGAGGACGGTTCGGCTGATTGCATCGTCACCAGCCCGCCCTACTTTGGGCTGCGCGACTACGGCACAGAGGGGCAGTACGGGCTGGAAGCATCACCAGTCGAGTACGTCGAAACGATGCGCGCGTTGTTCGCCGAGCTGCGACGCGTGCTGGCTGATGACGGAACACTGTGGCTCAACCTCGGTGATAGTTACGCAGGAGCTGGCGGTCCGATGAAGTCCGATGGATCGTCACGTTCCGAATCTCCGTCGGTCCAGATAGGCCCGCTGGCAGACATGCGGCAGGGTGCCCGAAACGGTAACCGCCGCTCTCGCCCCAGGGGATACGAAGGCATCCCAGCTAAGAGCTTGCTAGGTATCCCGTGGCGTGTAGCGTTCGCGCTGCAGGATGACGGCTGGATCCTGCGCAACGCGATCATTTGGCACAAGCCGAACGCTATGCCCGAGAGCGTTACTGACCGTTTAGCTAGCCGCTACGAGCAGGTGTTCCTGTTCTCAAAGTCGCGACGCTACTGGTTCGATATGGACCCAATTCGCGAGCCAGTCATTACTCAGCACCAAGCCGCACTGAACTGGGCCCGCGACACCAAAGAGGCGGCTATCCCAGGGCAGGCCTACAAGCAGCACCGCGTGGACCGGGGGGCGGGCAAGGCGGACGGAACCAACCTCGCGCCAGTCGGAGAACGGCACACCGCGCAACACGTCAAGGGGAAGAACCCTGGAGATGTTTGGTCTATCAACACGCAGCCGTTCAGCGCAGCGCACTTCGCCGTCATGCCTGCCACCCTCGCTCAACGCTGCATCGTCGCGGGATGCAAGCCAGGCGGAACCGTCCTGGATCCGTTCAGCGGGAGCGGCACGACAGGTGTGGCGGCGCAGAACACCGGCCGTCGCTACGTCGGGATCGACCTCAACCGCGACTACCTCGACTTGTCGCTGACTCATCCGAAGCGTTTGCGCGAGGCAACGCTCGACTTCGGGGAGGGGGCGTGATGGCTGACTGCGCACTGTGCGGCCATCCACGCGACGACCACACGCCGCGATGCACCCGCCCTATCCCGATCACCGCCACCTGCGGATGCCCGTACGAGCCACCAGAAGACGAGGAGAACAACTGATGCCTGATATCGCAGACGGTATCGAGGACGTGTTGCGTGACTACCAGGACCGCGACCTTGGAGATCCGTTCAGTCGGGAGTTTCTCGCCGAACGGATAGTCGAAACACTCGGCCTCAAAACCGAATACGCAGTGACCTCGGGAGGATTCCGGGAGTTCACGCCCTACGAGACCCCCGAAGAAGCCGAACGTGGGCTTTCGGTCCATCTCATCAACAACGAGCAATGGACACGCTGTGGCGACGAAATCCCGTTATGGGCGCGCGATCCGAAGATCGTCACCCGCTACGTCACCAAATGGGAGGACCCCGATGACTGATCGAGCAAGCGAACTCTGGCGCGAAGCGGTGGACCGCCACACGAAAGCGCTCACGCCTGCCGAACCGTCGTGGTGCGAGCAGTGCGACGAGACGTGGCCGTGCCTCACGATCCGGCTCGCGAGTGAACTGAACAGCATCCCGTCCCGGATCGGTTCGGCGATACGCGCCACCGTGATTAGCCGCGCTGACGCCAACTATCAATGGCCCACCTGTCACAAGGTGGTCTGCCATCAGGATCACGGCGATATCGATGCCGTGTTCAACCTGTTCGCGATGCGGCTCAAGGACACCATCCAACGGGAGCTGTCATGTCGGGCGATCACTGAACCGGACGAGGAGAACAACTGATGGCCGACCGCATGTTCGGCGGCCCGGACCGCTGGCTGATCTGCAAAACCTGGGGCGGCGGACCTGATTCGCCATGGCTGCTGTACCCACCGGACCCGTCCGGTGGTGCCATCCCATCCAAGTACCACGAACTACCCACGTTCGACGCAGCTCGGGAACTGTTCATAACCCTCACTCAAGGAGGCGGTGTCCAATGCCTGACACCTGGTTGCCGTACACCCGCCGCGAGTTGATCGGCATGTGTCGTTGCCCCGACTGCGGATTCCACGAACCAACACAAGGACACCGCGAGCACTGCCCGAACCATGAAGAGAGGCGGACGACAGCGTGAATTACCAGCTCATGCAACGTTTTTCGGGTAGAATCGAACGGATAATCGAAGACGGCCCGGGCGGTGCTGGTAACACCGTGACCCCGGGCCTAACCACTGAATTGGAGTGGCTATGACGGATGATAGTGGAAGGCCCCTGCGGGTCGTAGAGGCGGCGACCTCCGACCCGATGACAGCCCCAGAGTTGCAGAAACATGGCAACGCACTGCTGATTGAGGCGTCCTGGGCATCTCGGGTGGCGCTGCGGGCTTCCACTGAGTTGGAAATCCTCTACGCCACACGTAGGTACGGCATTCGAGACATCGAGAAGATGCAGCGCCAGGCCGACGATGCACGAGTCAAGTGGCAAACCGTTTCGGGAATTCTCGCCGATCTGATCAGCGAGTTTCACCGATCAAATACCTCCTCGAAGCGGCCAGGTGGCGCCGTATGAGTCACGTTCTCTACCGGTTCTACAGCACCACAGGGCAACTGCTCTACGTGGGCATCACCATGAACCCACCTCAACGGTTCAAGAAGCATCGCGACACCAAGGACTGGTGGACTGAGGTCGCCGGCATCAGCATTGAGAACTACGACACACGCGAGGATCTGGAGAACGCGGAGCGCCGCGCCATCCAGGTTGAGCACCCGATCCATAACGTCGTCCGGGCGAAGCCGAAGCATCAGCCTCAGCCGGTTCCCGAACCGGAGCCAGGGCCCGATCCTGAGCCGATGCCGGACCTGACTCATCTATTCGGTAGTCCCGCCGAATCGGTCAGCGGCATCTTCGGCAGGCTGTTCGGCCGCCGTGATGATTGGCGTGAGCGGCATGCGGAAACTCGGCGCCAACGCTGGGATGCCATCCGCGCATGCTCGCTCTGTGACAGCGACGGCTACCTAGGCAAATCCGTATGCGTTCACGTCGACCCAAACCCTGGCCGAGCACAAGAGGCCCGAAGGCAGGTCCAGAAGGGCAGGCTTCAAGTCATCCAAGGGGGCGACTAGATGTCCTGGTTTCCCGTCGATGACGCGTTCCACAGCCATCCAAAAGCGCGAAAAGCAGGCATGGAAGCGGTCGGTTTATGGACGCTCGCGGGGTCTCATTGCATGGCCTATTTGACTGACGGTTTCGTTGCCGACTGGTGGGTGAAGGAGAAGCCTAAAGGCCCCACTCTGGCAAGGCGTCTCGTCAATGCCGAACTCTGGCGCGTCGGAGAAAAGGGTGATGAGAAGGGGTTTTGGTTCCACGACTGGAAGCCCGAGTGCACCAAGGCTCACGTCCTGGCCGCCCGGGAGAAGGCGAGACAACGCAAGGCTAAATCGCGTGAGTCACAGCGTGAGTCACGCGTGAACGGACGACGTGAGTAGCGCGTCTTGTCTGGTACCAACCCAACCCAACCCAACCCAACCCATTAATCCTTTGGTTGATTTAGGGGGGAGGGTTACGTCAGTAGACGCGAACGGCCCCCGCCCCCAATGCCCCGACCATGAAGACAACTACGACGGCCCGTGCCGAAGGTGCAAGCGAAGGCGCGAGTGGGACGAGGCCAACGCAGGCGTCCTGGCCGCGACCGAGCTTGATCGCAAACGCGCGTTGAAAGAGCTGCGGGAGAACTGCCCTCGCTGTGGAGGAACCAACACCTACACGGACGAGGCCGGCGAAACCCGCAAGTGCACACCCCACCTGGAGGCCCAACATGCCTGAGCGGATCCAGCGGAAGCGCACCGCGGGCTGGCGGATGCCCGAGGACACCATCTACGTCGGTCGGCCCACCAAGTGGGGCAACCCACTATTCGTCGTCGGCGGCACGGTCTGTGGGCGGCCTTGGTCCGCCGTGCGAGAGCAACCACTGCGAGTCGGTGTCCGGCGCGTCGGCGACGAGGTCGCGTACTCCTGCCACGCTCCAGCCCACTTGGCCATAGAGCACGCCGTCGACCTCTTCCGCACCTACTGCAACGTCGAGCGGCGCGACTACCCAGATGAATTCGCCAAATGGCTGACGCCGCTCCGCGGTCACGACCTCGCGTGCTGGTGTTCGCTCGATGCCCCGTGTCATGCGGACGTGCTGCTGGAGATCGCAAATGCCTAGCTACGCAACCGGAAATGGTCACGGATCGCGTCGTGGTTCCTGTGGATGCGGCGTATGCGGAGACCGGGGCGATCGACGTGCCCTGCGGCAATTGCGGGGCTGGGGTGGAGTCGTTCTGCACCCACCCGGATGGCACGTTCCGCAAGATCACCGCCGCGTCTAGGAGCCGCGAATGAGCCACCCAGAAGCCACACACAGCCACGAACAACCAAAGTCGCCCACTGACACCAACCCACCCACGAACACCGCTCAAATCTCGCCCCAATCCGCCGGAATCGCTATCCCTGAACGGAGCCAGCCCGTGAACCACCAACAACCCCATGGATGCGCCGGATGTGATGCCCGATGGGGCGGATACAACACCTCGCACTGCTCCGGCTGCCACCGGACATTCACCGGCTTGACAGCGTTCGACAGGCACCGCGACGGCGACCACGCCAACAGCACACGGCACTGCGTCTCGCCGGAATCAGTCGGGCTCATCGAAGCGGGCCGCGCATACCCGTGCTGGGGATTCCCCGGCGATCCCGAACGGCAATTCGCCGCTGCTGTTGGGGCACGTATCACCGTGGAGGAAGCATGAGCGACAGCTTCGGCGAAGTCCTGGAACGCATGAGGGAGGAGGCCGCGCACGGGCACTACGCCGCAGCGGCAATGTCAGCCCTGGAACTCGCAGACCTCACATCGGTGAATAGCCCAGAGGGTGCGTTGGTGTTCACCAATCGGGCCATGGTGTACGCCAGCTTGAATCAGGCCGAGACGGCGGTGTGGGTCGCGGAGAACCGGCAGCCGCAGTGCTACTCGGGATATGGGCGGTGACGCATGACTTCCTCGTCTGATCGTGAGGTGTTCCTGAACGAGGTACGCGACGCCATCGAAAACCAGCTCACCGACGGATATGGATTCGCTGGAGGTGAGCACTGCGGCGGCTTCGAGGGCTGGATCGACACCACCGACCTCGCTCAGGCTGCTATCGACGCCATGGTCCGACGCATGGGGCCACTGTTCTGATGGCTGGCGAATTCTGGGCTGACCTCACCCCGTGGTGGATGCTGCCGATCTGCTTCTGGCTACAGGTCGCCGTGTTCTGGAAGTGGGTCAACATCCTCGAAGCGCGACGGATTGCCCGCCTCGACGCCGAAGCCGAGGAGTGGCTGCAGCGAGTCATCGCCAACACCGACAACTTCGGCACCCCGCCATGGTTGCGCTACGTGGACAGGGGCGATTCATGACCACCCACAACTGCCCCAACTGCATGCGCCGCACTGCGCACGACACCATTCCTGCCCAGCAGATCGGCAACCACCCCATACCCGCCTTCACCGTCTGCGGATTTTGCGGATGGTGCGTACCCATCGAGGAGACCACATGAGCATCCGGGAAGCGAAAACCTACGTCGTGTCCTGCGACTACTGCGACGCGTCCACCACAGTCCAGGTCGCTTGCCAAGAACCAGACGAACGAGACGCCGCGCACGAGACCAACAAGCTCGGATGGAAGTGGCGCTCGAACTACGACTACGTGTTCGACAGCGACACCTACACAGAGAACCGCGTCGACTACTACGAAAACCTCTGCCCCGGTGACCATCCCGGCGAGGAGAACCGGATCGGAACGGGGTGGAAGTGAACCTCGCTGACATTCACCACGCCCAAGCCCAGTTTCTGACCCGCAGCACCACATGCCCGCAGTGCTACCAACCCCGAACCGAATGCCAGCACGGAAAGGACCCGCAGTGATCTACGAACCGATGCAGGTCCGCATCGTCCACACCGACGACGGCGGCAGCTACCCAGAACCACCACTGGTCCCGGAATGGCCGTTGATCGACAGACTCCGCTGGCTCGCCGGCGTCATCAGGGCACGCGAAGGAATCACCATCCGATTCAGCGACCAGCACAAGGTCAGCGGGCCCGACTACTCCTGGGAATGGCCCTTGCTGATCGGGTTGCACATCGGTGACATCAGCACCGGCGTCACCTGCACCTCAGTGACCGCGGATGAGGCGTGGGAAGCGTTGAACCACATCGAACGAGGAGCACAAGCACGCCGGAATCTTGGAAGCGGGGACCAGCAGTGAGCCAACCCATCGAAACCGACGGCAACCTCCCCGCCGCCCGCAACAAACTCTCCAACGCCATCTCAGCCCTCATCGACCCCAAACCCACACACCGCCAACTCGACGACGGCACCAACCGCATCGAATGGATGGACAGCCTCTACGACCAACTCGCCGACGCGGTCCCCGGCGGACAAGGCAACGCCACCCGCGTCCCGCAATCCTCCCCACCGATGTGCATCGACGCCGTCGACCTCATGCGCAAAATCGAGTCGGCCACAGCGGAATGGGAACCACGCCCCGAGATCGACATCTCCATCAACACACCACCGATCGCTGTCATCCGCCTACAGGCCGTCGAGCGCCGCACCTGGCGCCCACAAGACACCACCCTCGTCGAGAACATCGCCGCCGAGATCGAATCCTGGGCCACCGAAATCCGATCCCTGTTGGACCCCGTCAAACGCTGGACCCTCCCCAACCCGTGCCCCGCCTGCGACACCGCCATCGTCTACAGGCGCAACTCCGCCAACGAAACCGTCCGCCAACCCGCCCTACAAATCGGGCCCGCCGGCTGCGTCTGCCAAAACTGCCACCACACATGGGCACCCGAATACTTCCAACACCTCGCCCAGGTCCTCGGCTACGAACTACCGAGCGGGGTCCTGGAATGACACAACGCGAAATTATCGGCGAACGGAGAACGCGATGATTCCTGATGAAGACACGTGCCCAGACTGCGGTTGTCTCATCCCGATCTACTACCGGCGCGTCAGTGACCAGGAGCGTGTGGCGGTGTTCGCATATCACACGACCGTAGGCGAACTGTCCGCAACCAGGTACGACGAGATATGCCCGAAGGGTGGCACCGACTACCCGAAGCCGACATAAGGCGGATCTATCGGTGACGTGTTGGCGGCGTTGGTTCGCGATGATCTGCGCAAACAGTGATACCGTGTCAATCGGCACCACAAGTGTGCGAAAAACCCAGTGCGTTAACACCACCCCGCCGCAGAGATTTCGGGCTCACACGGCGGGGTTTCGCATTCCCGGGAGGTGTCCTGATGCCCACCTTCGCGCAACAGAAGCCGTTGACCGAACGCATCACCTGGGCCCTCATGCAACTACGACGAGCCCGCTACGACGGAGCACCCGACGGCATCTACATCGCCCAACGCCGACTCGACGACCTCACCGACCGATACCCAATCCGGTCGCCACTGTCCGAGACGGACCCGCGACTCGACGCCCACCTCCGCGTCACCATGAAGTAACTCCACAGCCCAGGAGAACCCGAATGCGCCTCAAGCTTGCTCACGTGCTGCGCCGGATAGCGCGGGGCCTGATCGGCTGGTCTCGCCGCCTCGACCCACACTTCGACCACGTGCACGTTGCGATCCACCCGCCGTGGGTGACCTACGCCGAGCGCACAGACGGATTCCAGAGCTCCTGATGATCAATGAAGCTGTAGCCCAGCTCATCGCCGACAACCTCCCCGCCCTGGTCCACCCCGGCGACGACAAAGGCCCAATCCCACTCCCACTGCCCATGTTCCGCAACGCGCACATCCCAGCGGACATGGCCAAACAGATGGCCAACGACGCTGGCCTGCCGTCCTTCGATATCGCCAAACTCACCGGTGAAGCCATCACCCACCTGCTCGACGAGCACGGCTACGACCTGTCCATCACCAAGGCCGAAGTAGCCCAGCTCCGCGCAGACGCAGCAGCAGGCGTTGAACGCCACCGCCAACCACACGTCCACTGCACCTGCGGCACACCACTCTTCGACGTCAACATCGACGCCGACAAACCCACCATCAACGGACCCGCCCTCATCCGGGCCATGTCCAAGATGGAACCCGAATGTTCAGCCCAACATCGGAGGAAACCCTGATGCCCGCACTGCGCATCATCGTCGACGGCAACACCTGGATGAACGGCGACCTCGGCGAATGGCAACAGAAACAGCCAGCCCAATTCGTCGAAGCACTCAAGAACCCCCGCGCCGCACAACCCGGCATGATGCAACTCCTCACCGCCATCGGCGAATGCGCAACCGGCGACAAGGCATACACCCTCGAACTCACCACCGGACAAAACGGCGAATTCACACTCACCAAGAAACGCACCAACTCAGGCTGATGCCAAGCAACGGCAGGACCGGAGCACGAGGCTACGGCTGGAAACACCAAGCCCTCCGCGCCGAGATCAAACCCACCGTCGACGCCGGCCGAGCCACATGCTGGCGCTGCACCAAACCAATCAAGCCCGGCCAGAAATGGGACCTCGGCCACGACGACGACGACCGATCGAAGTACCGCGGCCCCGAACACGCACTCGCCAAAGACTGCGAGGCAGGCGGCAACCGAGCCACAGCCGGACGACGCCAACCACCACCAGCCGCCCTCAACTTCTTCAACCCGACCACAAGCCCCTGACCTGCGGAAATGCACCAGCCCCGGGGGGGTGGGTCGCCATCGTGAGGGAGCCGGACACCTGACCCCGCCCCAGTCAGGAGTCGCAATGTGTACGGAATCTGGGGACTTTTGAACCACTCTGGAGGTTGCCATGGCCGGACGCGGTCGTCCGCCCGGTAGTGGCGCGAAACCCGATGACGAGCGGCGGCGGAGGAATGCCCCGGAGAAGCTGACCGTGGTCACGGCGGACGGTAAGCAGCACGGCGACGCGTTGCCTGACACTTTCGATTGGCCGCCCGCGACGTTGGCCTGGTGGGAGACGTGGCGTACGAGTGCGCAGGCGTCAAAGTTCACCGATACTGACTGGTCATTCTTGCTGGACACGGCGGTGCTGCACGCCGAGTTCTGGCTGGGCAACCGGTCGTTGGCCGCGGAGCTGCGGTTGCGGGCGGCGAAGTTTGGCGCGACACCGGAAGATCGGGCCCGACTGAAGATCGAGATTGGCGATCCGGATACGCCGCCCAAGTCGGGCACGACGGCGCGGTTGCAGACCAAGGAGACCAAGAGCCGACGGACTCGGTTGTTGCGCGCTGTAGGCGACGACAGTGGCGAAAGCGCCGACGAGTAACCAGTTCCGGTCGCTGGGTTTCTATGCGATCGCGTGGATAGAGCACTTCCTGGTTCATGGCCCGGGCGACGTGCAGGGTCAGAAGATCGACCTCGACGACGAGTTCGCGGCGTTCATCCTGAAATGCTATGCGCTGAACGCCGACGGGAGCCGGAAGGTGCGGCGCGCGTTCCTGTCTCGCGCGAAGGGCCGCAGCAAGTCGGGTCTGGCGGCGATGATCGAGTGCTTCGAGGCGTTGGGGGAGTGCCGGTTCGACCACTGGGCCGAGGACGGCGAGGTCTCGGATTGGGGATACGAGTACGAGGCGGGCGAGCCGGTCGGCAAGCAACTTGCTTATGTCGAGGCGCTGAACGTCGCGACGGAGGAAGGCCAGGCCGGCAACACGTACGACGCGGTGTACTACATACTGCACCCGGATACGTGCTCGCTGGAGTTGCTGGATCAGTTCGGCCCGATCGATGCGGGGCTGACGCGAACGAACTTGCCTGACTCACGCGGATTTATCGAGCCGGTGACGGCGTCGAATGAGTCGAAGGACGGCGGCAAGTCGACGTTCATCGTTGCGGATGAGACGCACCTGTGGACGCCGCCGGCCGCCGGGAAGTTCAAGCTCGGGAAGATGCACCAGACGATGGTGCGTAACTTGCTCAAACGCAAGGTGGCGTCCGGCTGGATGCTGGAAACGTCGACGATGTACGCGGCCGGTGAGCAGTCGGTCGCGGAGGGCACTCACGACTACGCCAAGAAGCTTGACAAGGCGGGCCGGTCGGACGGCAAGCTGCTGTTCGATCACCGGCAGGCCTCGGATCACTGGGATCTGGAGGATCGCGGCGAGCGCATCAAAGCGCTGATGGAGTCGTATGGCCCGGCGGCCGCGTGGATGGACCTGGAAGCGATCGCGGACTACTGGGACGACCCGCAAGCGTCACACGCGGAGTTCAAACGGTTCTGGCTGAATCAGCCAGTTCCGCTGGTCGATCTGGACGTGTTCAGCTTCGAGAAGTGGAAGACGCTGAAGGACACCAGCGTTCCGGCACCGGATCGGGCGGTGTTGGTGGTTGCTGTTGCGCAAGATCAGAGCTGGTCGTGCATCGCGGTGGCCGGCGCGACGCCGAACGGCAAGACGCTGGTCATGTGCCATTCCCTTGAGGGCACTGCCGGGGTCGCCGGCAAGGTCGTTGAACTGCGCTCGTCACGCAACATCGTCGAGGTGGCGTTGATGGGCGCCCAGGCCAAAGCGTTGAAACCCAATCTCGTCAAGGCGGGCGTGGAGTTCGAAACCCTCACCGGCAGCGATGAAGGCGCATCGTGCGCCGCGTTCCAGACCGCGGTGAAGGACAGCACGGTGGTCCACCTCGGGCAGGCCGAATTGGACTTGGCGGTGAAGAACGCGCAGGTGCGCACCGCCGGCGAGTCCGTGCGTTGGGACCGACGCGATCCCAAGGTTGATGACTCACCGCTGGTGGCTGCGTCCGGGGCGTTCTACCGGTGGGGCCTGACGACAGGCCCAGTTGAGGTTTGGGAGCCGTTCTGGTCATGACGGCACGACAGGATTCAGGAGACTCGTGAACTCATTGCAGGCAGTGTTCACCGCTACCGCTGCGGTGGTAGTCGTGGCCATCGGCCTGGTGGTCGCGGGCGTCGCGGTGCTGGCTGGTGCTGGCTGGGCGTTGATCGCCGCGGGTGGGCTGTTGGGCGCCGGGGCGATCGCGGCCGGCCGGGTACTGCTGCATGACGACGGAGCTGGCTCGTGAGAATGATCGATCGGCTCCGCGGTGGCCAGCCAGGGCAGCGGATGACCGTCGACGAGTACGCGCAGCTCTACAACCAGTTCTCATTCAACGGCATCGGCTACGGCTTCGGCGGCGGGATGCCGCAGATTCAGCAGACCTTGGCCGGCCAGACGACAGAGATGGCGCCGAACAACTTCGTGGGTCTGGCCACGCACGCATATCAGGCCAATGGACCCGTGTTCGCCTGCATGCTGGTGCGCCAGTTGGTGTTCTCCTCAATCCGGTTCCGGTGGCAGCGGCTGCGCGACGGGAAACCGTCGGACACCTTCGGGACGAAAGACCTGGCCATCCTGGAGAAGCCCTGGAAGGGCGGAACCACCCAGGACATGCTGTCACGGATGATCCAGGACGCCGATCTGGCGGGCAACAGCTACTGGATGGTGGACCGAGGCGAACTTGTGCGACTGCGGCCCGACTGGGTCGATGTTGTGGTCGAAGAACGTCTCCTCGCCGATGGTCGTGGCCAGATCGGCTGGCGCAAGGTCGGATACCTCTACTGGGAAGGCGGCCGCGGGGTCGAGCACGATCCAGTCGGACTGCTGGCTGACGAGGTTGTCCACTTCGCGCCGATCCCTGATCCGCTGGCCAGCTACCGCGGGATGTCCTGGCTGACGCCGGTTCTGCGTGAGATCCAAGCCGATCAGGCGATGACCAAGCATCAGGGCAAGTTCTTCGACAACGGCGCCACAGTGAACCTGGTCATCAAGCACAACCCGATGGCAGACCCAGGTGCTATCAAGAAGTGGATCGAAGAGGTCAACTCGAAGCACGCCGGCGTCGACAACGCCTGGAAGAACCTGAATCTCTACCCGGGCGCCGATGCGACCGTGGTCGGATCGAATCTGAAGGACATCGATTTCAAGAACGTTCGCGGCGGTGGAGAAACCCGCATTGCCGCGGCCGCTGGTGTGCCACCGGTGATCGTCGGCCTGTCCGAAGGACTAGCTGCCGCAACCTACTCTAACTACGGGCAGGCCCGCCGACGGCTGGCCGACGGCACCGCGCATCCCCTGTGGCAGAACCTGTCTGGCTGCATCGGGCACGTGCTGCCTGATATGGGCCCAGACGTGCGGCTCTGGTACGACGCCGACGATGTGCCGTTCCTGCGTGAAGACGAGAAGGACGCCGCGGAGATCAACAAGGTTCGCGCCGAAACCATCAACACCCTGATAACTGCGGGGTATGAGCCGGATTCGGTTGTTGCCGCGGTCGATTCCGGGGATTTCCGGCTACTCAAGCACACCGGGTTGACGAGTGTGCAGTTGTTACCGCCAGGCCAGGCGGCCAATCCGCCGAGCAATGGAGGTTCGGATGAAGACCAGTAAGCGCGCAGAACGTCCCCCTTTGGAGTCGGTGCGTGAGGCGCCGTTCTCCCTCGTTCGCTCCGACGATGATGGTGAGCCGAACGACGGTCTGACCCTTGACGGTTACGGTGCGGTGTTCAACCGCGAGACCATCATTGACTCCTACGAGGGCAAATTCCGCGAGAAGATCGCCCCGGGCGCGATGAAGCGATCATTCCGCGAAGCCCCGCCGAAAGTTCAGTTCGACCACGGCCGCCATCCGATGATCGGCTCCATTCCGATCGCCAGCCTCCGCAGCATTTCCGAAGAGGTTGACCCAGTGCTGGCGCCCGAAGGCGGCGCGCACGTTGTGGCCCGACTGTTCGACAACTGGCTGATGGAACCCGTCCGCGACGCGATCGCCGGCGGCGCAGTCAACGGCATGTCGTTCCGGTTCTCGGTGGTGCGTGAGCAGTGGGAAACCCCCGACGGCAAGGTCATCCGCGACGAAGAACAGTTGATGGCCGAACTGCGTCGCACCTGGTACGACGACGTCCCCGACAACGAGCTCCTGGTTCGCACCCTCAAGGAACTGAAGGTGCCCGAGATCGGCCCAGTCACATGGCCGGCCTACGCCGACACGTCAGTGTCGATGCGGTCCAAGGTGATTGACCTGGGCCGCCTTCATGACCCCGAGCAGCGGAAGCTGCTCGCCGAGGCAGTGTTCATCGCGGACGCGGCCTCGCAGGACGAAACCGCGCAGCGAGACACCGACGACGAAGAGTCGTCCGCAGTCGAGCACCCGGCCGAGTCCGACGACGCGCAGCGATCCACCCCACCGTGCGTAGGTGAGCGCCCGTCGACTACGCGCCGATCCAAGGAACGAGCAATCGACCTTGCCGAGGTGCGTGCATCGATGAAGTCCGTCTACCAGAAGAAAGGCTCGCTGAAATGAGCGACGAAAACACCAACGAGGAGACCCGCAATAGCGCTCCGTCTCTCTCGCACAGCCAGTCCGTGAAGCGGCTGGAAGAGATCTACGCCCGCATGGAAGAGTTGGGCGAGGCTGACGATCTCACCCCCGACGAGGATGCCGAGTTCGCCGAGCTGCGTTCGGAGTTCGAACAGATCGACGAGCACCGCAAGCGCCTGGAGCGCGCCGCGGAACTGGCCGCTGTCCGCACCGCCGCCGCCGGCGTGAAGACCTCGCGCAAGCTGCGCGTCGACACCGGCTCGCAGGCATCGCGGTCCGACTACGACAAGGACTCCATCCTGGAGCCCGACAGCATCGAGGACTGCCGATTCCGCAACCCGTGGGATCTGTCCGAGGTGCGCACCTACGGGCGTGGACTCGAAGAGGTCGCCGGGGAGTACCGGGCCCGCGCCCTCAACGCGATCGAGAAGATGCAGGGCGCCAGCGATGACGTTCGCGAGGCCGCTACCAAGATTCTGGAGCGGTGGGACGACAAGCACGGCTCACTGGCCAAGCAGGCACTGCTGACCAGCTCGCCGGCCTACCTGCGTGCCTGGTCCAAGATGGCCCAAAACCCGCACCAGGCGATGCTGTCCGCCGAAGAGGCCCGCGCCCTCGACGAGGTCCGCGCGGTCACCGTCGGCACCGACAACCAGGGCGGCTATCTGGTGCCGTTCCAGTTGGACCCGACGGTCATCATCACCTCGAACGGCTCGCAGAACGACATCCGCCGGTTCGCACGTCAGGTCGTGGCCACCGGTGACAAGTGGCACGGGGTGTCGGCTGGTGCGGTGCAGTGGTCGTGGGACGCCGAGCTGGAAGAGGTCAGCGATGACTCGCCGACCTTCGGGCAGCCCGAGATCGACATCAAGAAGATGCAGGGATTCGTTCCCATCTCGATCGAGGCGCTGGCCGATGCCCAGAACATCACCCAGACCGTCGCCACCCTCCTCGCGGAGGGTAAGGACGAACTGGAAGCCGTCACCCTGATCAGTGGGTCCGGCACCGGCAACGTCCCGACGGGCATCGTCACCGCGCTGGACGGCACCGCAGCAGAGCTGTCGCCGGCCACCGCCGAGACCTTCGCCCTGGCCGACGTGTACGCCCTCTACGGCGCACTGCCTGCGCGGCACCGCCGCAACGCGTCGTGGCTGGCGAACAACCTGATCTACAACCGCGTCCGGCAGTTCGACACCGCGGGCGGTGCCGGCCTGTGGGCCACGGTCGGTCAGGATCAGCCGGCCCAACTGCTCGGCCGCCCCGTTGGTGAGGCCGAGGCGATGGACGCCACCTGGAACCCCGCCGCGACCGCCGACAACTTCGTCGCGATCTTCGGCAACTTCCAGCACTACGTCATTGCCGACCGCGTCGGTACGACCGTAGAGTTCATCCCCCACCTGTTCGGGGCGAACCGTCGGCCGAACGGCTCGCGTGGCTGGTACGCATACACCCGCATGGGTGCGGGCATCACGAACGTGAACGCGTTCAAGGTGCTCAACATCGCGACCACCGCGTAGTCACGGGGAGGGGCGCGCGGCCCACACGGTGCGCGCCCCTCGCCCTGCCCTCCTTCTCACTTCTCACGAAAGCGGAAGCTCATGGCCACAGTTCGAGCCAAGGAAGCCTTCTCCTACAACGACGTCAACGGGGTACCCGTCAACGTGGCTGCTGGCGCACTCTTCGACGCCAACGACCCCGACGTCAAGAAGCGCGCCCATCTCTTCGAGGAGCCGGAAGTCGCCGCCGCCCGCCGCAAGCGCCGCAACTCTGGTGTCGAAGATGCTACTGCCGAACCAGGCGCGAGGCGTTCAGTAAGCACCACGCGCCGTGCCCGGGATAAGGGTTATCAGTCTGAGGCGAAGTCCAACGATGACTCGACGGGCGACGATGGCGGAACTGGCGCCTAGCGACCTACCAGCTTCTGTGCGTGGCTTATTCGCCACGGATAACGAAGCGCAGGACGCTATCAACGCTGTGTTGGCCGCCGCCCGCCGCTATTGCGGCTGGGTGGTGTCGCCAGTGGCCGAGAACGTCCAGGTTGTCGTCGACGGCCCCGGTGGGCGCGTTCTGTCGCTGCCGACGCTGAACCTCATCACGCTGTCCGCAGTCGATGAGGACGGCGCCGACTGGGCCCCGACGGATCTGCGGGCGTCGCGTCTCGGGTTGGTGCGCAAGCGGTCCGGCATGTCGTGGACGTCGGCGTACGGGGCGATCACGGCCACGATGACGCACGGATTCACCGAGACTGAAGCCGCGGACTGGCGCCGCGCCGTCGTGAAGCTCGTCGGTCAGCGTGAGCAGTCCTCCCGTGACAGTGGGGACCTGAAGCGTAAGAAGATCGATGACGTCGAATATGAGTGGTTCGAGGGCGTCGTGTCAGTGGACTCTGAGTTGTCGGCACTGTTCGCCCCGTTCCGGATCCTGCCTGCGCCATGAGCTTCGGTGATCAGACTGTCACGTTCGTGACCGTCGCAGAGACTGGACCTGTCGGGTATCTCGGGGTGAAGTCGAAGGCGCGCACCGAAACCTCTGTCGCCGGGTGCCACTTCCGCCCGGCCAGTTCGAGCGAAACTCCGGACTCTGAAACAGACGTGGCTAGCGAGACGTGGAAGTGCACCGCCCCACCGGTGCCTGCGGTCCTAGCAGCTGAGCCGACGGGTGAACTGAAGCACAACGGAGTGACCTATCAAATCGATGGGCCGATCATGCCGAAGTACGACTTGGCGGGCGGCGTGCATCACGTGACGATCATGTGTAAGCGGCAGGCCGGCTGATGGCTCGGAAGTCGCGCAACAACGCGCTTGTCGCACTGGGCATCTCCGCGGATGACCTGGAGCGTGAGCTCAAGACGAACGCAGCGGTCAAAGCTGAGAAGAAACGCGTCGCTCAGGAGCTCGTGGACCACGCAAAGTCCATCTCGCCGGTCGACGAAGGCGACTATGCGGCCGGGTGGCACGTCGAGCAGGGTCGCGGCGCCGAGGGTGAAACGAAGGCGATCAACCGGCACTGGAAAGCCCACATGATCGAGTACGGCACCGGCCCAGACAAGAAGGGTGACGACGAGAAGCGTTACCGGCCAGGTGCCGGCGTCGCACTCGGTCCGGACACCAGAACCCCTGCCTTCGCGATCGCGGAGAAGACTGCTCACGCTTTCGGTGGGGATCTCACGAGCGGTGTCGATGTTGACGAGGATGACGAATGACCGTCCCGATGCTCGACGAATCCGCTCCGGACGCTGAGGACTTCGTCGTGTGCTGGCTTCAGCCGCTGTTGCGCACCGCGGTGGAACGTGACACGGAGGAGTTGCCTTACGCAGGCGTGCAGGTCGTGGTGGATGCGAGCGACCCTGACGCCGGTACTGATGATCTCGTGGTCCAGGTCGATATTCTGGACCGCGGTGTGGCGGCCGCTAAAGCTACTGCCAACAAGGTGAATCGGCGTATGGAGCTTCTGTTCCGTGAGTGCTCCGATGTGGTGATGTCCGATGGGCGCACCGCTAACCCCGACTTCGGCAGGACTCTGCGGAAGCCGGTTCGTGAACCGTATGCGGACGAGCAGATCGTGCGCTACGTGGCCCGCTACGCGCTGGGCCTCTCCTACGTCACCGTCTAGCGGCGGTGCGCGGCCTCTGCCGCATCTAGCCCAATACATTTGCCGGATTGCTTTCCGGTTCATCACCGATCCGAAAGGAGCGTCAGATGACGCAACCCGCAACCGGCACGACCCCCTCGGCCGGTGGTTACCTCGATGTCGATAACCGGTTCCAGGGCGGTCACCGCACTGGATTGATCGCGGTGTTTTTCCGCGACTTCCGCGGCGCGGACACTGACATCTCGCCGCACGATTCCAGTGGCGCGGTGAAGTTCTCGCCGCTCGCGCTGGATGGGAAGCTGCGCAACGACTTGCGCGCCTTTGTCCGGGTCAATGGCACCTGGCTTCCCAGCCCGGATGCGAATGAGGGCTGGATTCAGGCCGGCGCGTTCGGTGACGGCAACGGCCCCTCGCAGAAGCCGAACATCACCACCGATAAGCAGCGCATCGAGCAGTCCGCGTGGCCGTTCGAGCAGGAGGTTACCGAGCAGGAGGAGCCGTTCACCTTCCAGGCGTTGCAGAACTTGTGGCCCGGAATCCTGCGGCTGCGCAACAACCTTCCGCTGTCGGACGCTAACGGCAACCTGTTGGTGGAAACTCCCGGGCAGGCCAACTTCGGTGTCTCGCAGAAGCTGGAGCCCGGCGGCCCGGCGCGTCAGTTCCTGCTGTACGGCATCCGCAAGCGCGAAGGCCGCTACGTCTACGAGGTGGACGGATACGACTGCGCCCGACTGTCGAACATCGGCGAGCGCAAGTTCGGCAAGAAGGGCACCGCGGCCGAGCTGACGTTCGACCCGGAACCGTCCGGCTACTTCATGGCCATGGTGGACGGGGAGTACATCCCGATCATCAAGCACACCTGGGTCGGTGGTGACGCTTGGGAGCAGTTGGGCGTCCCGGTTCCCGCGAACTACAACGTGTCGGTCGGCGCAGCTTCGGCTGGCACCTTCACCCTGACGTTCCGCGGCAACACCACTGCCGGCATCGCCTACAACGCCACTGCCTCGGCGGTGAAGACGGCTCTGGTGGCCCTGGACGACGGGTTCGCCGCGGCGGATTGGACCGTCACCGGGTCGGCTCCGTCGTGGGAGGTGACCACCCCGGGCGGTGCACTGACCGGTTCCGGATCCGGCCTGACCGGCGGCACCTTCACGGTCGCGCCGGCCTAACAGACCTCGCGGGGTGGGAGATGGGCTACTCCCGCCCCGCGAGCTCCACCCACCTAGCCCGAAAGCCCATAGCCCGAAAGGAAATAGCCCATGTCGGACACGGACGACACCACACCCGAATCCAAGCACCCTGTCAAGCCGAGAGAGGCCCGAGACCAGGCCACCGAATACCTCGGTTTCATGGGTAGCGAGATCTACGACCTCGGCGGTGGGGACACGTGGGAGTTGCCCAACCCGCAGCTGATGCCCCCGGACATGGAGGAGCGGTACAACGAGCACCTGCGATTCATGGCCGAGGAGCTCGACACCGAAGACCGCAAGGACCCCATCACCGGTGAGACGCGTCCCGTGCAGCTCTACCCGCTGCGCAAGGACGGCAAGCTCATCAACGACAAAGAGCTGCTGGCCATCGCGCTGATGGGGGAGCCGACGTACAAGAAGTTCCTCAAGGCCGGCGGTGTGCCTGGGCAGATCAGCACCTCGTGGCAGATGATGAATCGACAGTTTCAGGAGCGACTGAGACAAGACTCGAAAAGTCGTTGAGGCGGCGGCACTTTGGTGCCGCTACCCCGACGAAATCGAAGCCGATCTGAAGTTCCGTGGCATCGATATCCGCGATTGGCATCAAGGCAACCGCGATGCCAGCGGGACTTTGAAGCTGTCGAGTCGGTTGTTGCTCAACCTAATACGGCGCCTCGATGAGGAGTCGGAATTCAAGACCCATGCCGGCGCCCCGTTCGGGCGTGACGGCGACTGGTCGATCCTAAAGAAGATGGCCGCCGCTCATCACAACGAGTTCGCGGCATATCGGGCGTCCAAATATGCGGGCACCGAACACGAATACGAGTACACGGTGTTCCTTTCGCCCGGTGAGGCGCGGGAGCGCGCCGAAGAGGCGCAGGCCGAAGAGGACTTCTACGACGACGAGATCGAGAAGTTGGCGGCCGAATTCGGCGATACATAGATTGGAGGTGAGCGGTGGCGGTTGCGATCCCGGTCGGTACCGAGCTCGACGAGCGCAGTGCCACGGCCACAGCGGAGAGGGCTCGACGGGTGTTCGCCGACGCCGGCCGCGACGCCGGGCGGGCATTCTCCACCGGCCTCGGACAGGCCGACGAGGGCCTACGCAAGTTCGAGAACCGCGCCAAAGACAGCTACGACCGGGCCGCCGACGCCGCGGGCAAGCTACGCGCCGAAGAGGAGAAGCTGCAGTCGTTGCGGGACCGTGGCGCCCGCAATGACCAGATTGTGTCGCAGGCTGAGCGGGCAGAGCGGGCCCGCCGCGCTGAGGCCAGGGCGATCCGGGACGCCACAGCCGCGATGGGTGACTACGAGCGGGCCCGTGACGAAGCTGAGCGCGGCGGCGCAGGTGCAGGACAGTCGTTCCTCAGCGGCCTCAACGGCTCAATGTCCGGCGTTGTCAGCGCCGGCCAGGGGGCGGCCAACGAGTTCGCGAATGGTTTCGCGGGCGCCTCGATGCTCGCCCGCCTGGGAGCCGCTGGCGGCCCGATCGGCATCGCCCTGGCCGGCGTGGCCGCGCTCGGGGTGGTCGCAGGCAAGCAGCTCGCCGACGGACTCGCTGAAGGACTGCAGCAGTTACAGATACGCGACGTGTTTCAGTCGCGCATGGGCCTCGACGCCGACACCATGAACCGGTTCGGTTCAGCGGCCGGTAAGGCGTGGACCAACGGATTCGGCGCGACAGCGGAGGACAACCTCTCCACCATCGACCTCGGATTCCAGGCTCACCTGCTCGACCCGAACTCCAACGAAGACCAAGTTCAGCAGTTCGTCGAACGCATGGACACCGTCTCCCGGATCACCGGAGAATCACAGCAGAGCCTGGCGCTCGGCGCCCGCGGCCTGGTGGCCGGCGGAATGGTCAAAAACTACACAGACGCTTTCGATTTGATCCTCGCCGCCCAAGAACGAGGCCTCAACCTCACCGGCGACATGATGGACACCCTCAACGAATACTCCATCAACTTCAAGAACCTCGGCCTGACCGGAGCCGAAGCGCTCGGCCTGATCAACCAGATGTACGAGTCCAACATTCGCAACTCCGACCTCGCGGCAGATTCATTGCGGGAGTTCGCGATCAGCGCCAACGACGGGTCCGATTCCACCAAAGCCGCTTTCCGGGCAATGGGATTCGACGCCGAAGACATGGGCCGGCGATTCGCGGCCGGCGGCGACGAGGCCAAGAACGCATTCGGTGCCGTCATGGTGGGCCTCGCCAGCATCGAGGATCCGCAGGAGCGCACGAACGTCGGTTTGGCACTGTTTAAAACCCGGTGGGAGGAGGCCAACACCGCCATCATGGCGATGGACCTCGACTCCGCGAGTACCGGTTTCACCAACATCACAGGCAAGGTCGACCAGGCCTCCGACCGCCTGAAGGCCCATGAGAACGGGTGGACCAACCTCGGCAACACGATCAGCAACGAGGTCGACAAGATTCAACGCGCGATTTCCGACTCCGGGTTCGGCAAGTGGTTCATGCAGGACCTGCCCGACGAGTTCGGGAAGTTCTTCTCCGGGCACCTGTTTGACGACCCACCGCAGACCGGCACGCTGCCGGACGTCACGTTCCAGCCTGGGCTGTCGCCTCGGCAGCAGTCCGACCTGACCGACCGGCCGCACACGTGGGGGCCAGACACCCCTGCCCGGGGCCCTCAGATGCCGTTCAGCGATGCGACAGCGGCCGGCAAGGCGACGAAGCCGTCGTTCGACCCCTCCCAGTACTCCGTCGATGCGATCCCCGTGCCCGGCGCCATCGCGCCACCGCCGGCCCAAGGCGCGCCCGGTGTGCCGATGTGGGGCACTGGCAATGATCCGTTCGGCAAGCCCGGTTACGGCATGTACCAGGTAGATCCGTCGCGGGTGTATGACGCTGAGACGTCGGTGATGTCCGCACGCAACAGTGTCGAGTCGGCCCGCATCAGGGTGCTGGAGCTGCAGGCGCAGGGCAACGCCACACAACAGGACCTCAACACCGCCCGCAACTCCGTGACGATGGCCGAACGCCAATACGTCGCAGCTCAAACGAAACTTGCTGAGGCGCAGCAGGGCACGTGGAAGAAGATGGAATCCGCGGCCAAGTCCTTCGGTCAGGGCATGGATCAGATCGGCGTCGCGCTCGACAACGACCTCGGTATCTCGAAGGGTCTGCCTGGGCTGGCGGAGAATCTGGTGAAGTTCGTGGGGAGCCTCGCCGCGGCGCCGCTCGAAGCCCAGTTGGCGGCGATCAGCAAGGCCAACCCCATCCAGGGCGGCCACGGGCTGATGGGGATCCTGGGCGCGCAGGGAGTGTTCGGTCCCCAGTACACCCAATCCCAGTACGCGCAGCAGGGTTACAGCCCGTCCGGGTTGGGCCCGGCGATGCTGCAACCCGGCGTCGGCGGCGGTCAGCCATACGGGCTGCCCGCCGGCACGGACACCGGCGGCTACGGCTCCAGTGGCGCCGTGTTCCCGCCGTGGGTGCACGCACTGGAGCAAGCGTTCGGTGTCAAGGCCTCCACCTACTCGGGGCATCAGGAGAGCGATCGTCACGAGGCTGGCTACGCCCCGAACCCGTCCGGTCAGAACCGGGGGATCGATTGGTCCGGTCCGGTGGATGCGATGCAGCGTTTCGCTGACTATCTGTCGCAGATCCCGGGCGCCCTGGAGCAGGTGATTTGGCAGAACCCGAACACTGGGCAGTCCACAGAGATCGCGGGTGGACGCCCACAGCCGGGATACTTCGCCAGCGATCTGGGTGGGCACCAGAATCACGTGCACACGCGGCAGTCGGCGGCTATCCCGGTTCCTGGCGGCGGGCCGGGGCCGGGTGCGGACTGGCTGGCGATGGCTCAGAAGGAGTCCTCGGGCAACTGGCAGGCCAATACCGGCAACGGATATTACGGCGGGCTGCAGTTTTTGCCGTCGACGTGGGATGCCTACGGCGGGCAGGCGTACGCGCCGCGGGCTGATTTGGCTACCCCTCAGCAGCAGATCGCGGTTGCGGAGAACACGCTGGCCGGTCAGGGGCCGGGCGCGTGGCCGAACACCTTTGTGCCGTTCGGTGGTGGTGGTGGCGCGATGGCTGGCGGTATGCCGCAGGCTGCGCCGATCGGCGGCAACACGGGTGTGGCGTTCCCCGCGATGCCCGGTGGCGGCGGGCTCGGCATCGACGGTGGCGGACTCCTGGGAACGGCGATGGCCGCAGGCGGCACCGCGCTGGACCTCATGGCGCCAGGCGCCGGCCAGGCCGCACAGATCGGCATGAAACTGCTCAACCGCACCATCCAGTACGGCAGCCAGGCCGCCGGTATCGGTGTCTCTGGCCTGATGGAAACGTTCCTGCCGTCCGGTTCGCCGCTGGGCAGTATCGGCAACTCGTGGTTCGGGAAGCTGGCCGCCGGGTTCGCCTCAGCGCGGCCCGCGTTGCCGAATGTCGCCGGGCAGCAGGCCCCACCGAACCCGAACGCTCAAGGCCAAGGCAACGGGCAGCCCGGGACGAGTGTCGGCACGAACATCGAGAAGCTGGAGTACAACAACCACCAGGCTTCCGAGGATCGGGCCGGCGCGGATCTCAGCCGCCACCTCGAAGCCCAGAACGCGCCGGCGGGTCAGCGATGACCAACTACCCCAAGAGCCCGATCACCCCGCACGGCGCCTACTACCACCTCAAAGGCCGGCACCCGCTGGTGACTTTGTGGGCCTACGACGGGTCGAACAGCTTCTCGGTGATGGGCGGCAAGTCGCACCCCGACAAGTTCGCCGACGACGAATGGGTGCAGCTCAAAAAGAACGGCCTCAAGGGCCTCATCGCGCCGTGGGACTTCATCGACCAGAAGGGCGCCTCTGAGGATGGTGTGACGTTCGTCGACGCCCTGCAGGGTCCGACTGAGGTCGAGATGAAGCTGCTCGTTCACGGCCGCACCCCGAAGGATTGTCGCCGCATCAAGCGGAAGATCGTCGCGTCGATCGACAAGAAACTGACGTCGGAGTTTTCGTTCATCGATCAGGACACTGGTCGCTGGTGGTCGGATGTGCGGTGGTTCAAGGGGCCGCCGGATGTGGAGAAGATCGGCGAATCCTGCACGCAGGAACTCACGTTGGTGTTGCGCGCCGACAACGGGTTTTGGCGGACGTTCAACGAGACGGATTCGTTCGCGTTCTCCTATGAGGCGACGACGGACACGTTCAACTACGACACTGAAGCTGACGGCGATCTTGGCCCGAACTGGCCGCTGTACTACGACGAGCCGGGTGGCGGGTTCCTGTACGCCGATGGGGATCAGGCCCGCTGGAAAGATGATCCGGACGACTGGCTGATTACCGAGACGCGTGAGGTGGTGGCAGGTCCGCTCAAGGACTTTGAGACCGCGACGGATAACCAGGTCGTGTCGATCGTGCTCGGCAGCTTCCAGGAATGGTCGCTACCTCAGGGCGCCGCGAACGATGTGTGGGCGCGGATGGGCCGCAACCCGGATGGCACGTGGGACGGCAACGGCATCCGGATGCGCATCGAGAACAACGTCATGAAGCTGTCCTACTTCAAGGACTATGCGCAGACGGTGATGCGTGCCCGGATCCTGCTGATACCGCCGATCATCGGGGAGAAGTTCACCCTTGTCGCCGGCTATGAGGGGGATCCGCGCCTGTTCAAGGTGATGCGCAATGGTGCGGAAGTGTTCTCCGTCAAGGAAACCGGCACTGAGTCGCTGTTGGGGGCGGATTATCGGGGGATCGGGTTTGGTATGCAGGCCGGTGCCGCGATTATCACTCAGGCCACGCCGGCGTCGGTGCGCAAGATTTCGGCTGGCGACAATTCCACGGTCACACAGTCGGGGTTTGTGAAGCTGCGCAACATCGGCGACCAGAACATGCCGGTGCGGTACACCTGCTATGGGCCGGGCACGTTCAAGTTCGCTGTGTCGCCGGGCTCGTCGGAGATGGTGGAGTTCGGGCCGCTGCTGCCCAACCAGGTCGTGTTCATTGACACGTCGCGGCAGCATCCGAAGATCAAGGATCTGACCAGCATTGCCCCAACGCCGCAGGAGTTGAACTTCTTTCAGCAGGCGTTGAAGGATTTTGTGTCGTGGGCGACGGCGAACAATGTGCCGCCATTGTTGCAGCAGATCGAGTCGGTGTTCGGGATCATCCCCCCGCAGGGCAACCTGTTGTCGTTGTTGAAGGGGCGGTGGAATAAGGATTCGGCGATCCCGGCGAAGTCGCCTGGCACACCGGATTCTCAGGTGCAGCCGTTCTATCTGAAGGTGTCGATCGACGGCGGCAACGCGGATTCGAAGGTTCTGGTGGCCGGTACGCCGCAGCGGAGATATCCACTCTGATGGCGGTCCTTGTGGGCGGTAGTCGATGACTACCGCGGAACTGTCGCGCCTCAACGACAAACTCCTGCACGGCGATACCGCTGCGGCAGCCGAGGCCGCCGAGCTGCTGGCCCGGTTGCAGGACGAAGCCGAGGTGGACTGGACGTTCACGCTGTGCGACCAGTTCTGGGACGACATCAACGAGTTCGGCGCCGACCTCATGGATTCGTCGGGCACCGATCCCCGCAACGACAAGGGCGCGGCCACATTCAAGGTCAAAGGCTCAAGCGACCTGATCGGCGCGATGAAGAACTGCCGCAACACGATGGTCGGCGTTCTCGTCGAAACCGCCGGCGTGCGGTTCCCGTACTACATCGACACCCACGATTGGGCGTACGAGAAGGGCGCGTGGACGGGCACGGCGAACTGCCTTGGCATCTGGGACATCTTGAACTATCTGACGATTTGGCCGTCGTGGTTCCTGCCCATCCAGGTTCAGCCGTTCTCTCACGCGGTATTTGTGGGTCCGCTGGTGACGGTGATCGAAAACATGATCTCCGAGTGCGCGCTGCGGGTGCAGGCCGGCATCAATGAGTTCCTGAACAATGCGTTGTCGCTGAATCCCGATGTGCGGGCGTGGTTCGGCACGATCTTGTCGGCGATCGAGCGGGATGGTTTGTCTCCGCAGGCGTTCCTCGAAATGTTGAAGACGCCGATGTATGTGGTGCGCACCAATCCGTTGTTGGATGGTTCGCCGTTGGTGGCCAAGACGGTGCGCATGGAGACGTGCGGCACGGTCATCAAGGATCTGACCAAGGCGTACGGCGTTGATGTGAGTGTGTCGTTGTGGCGGCCGGGGGATCCGCAGCCTGATCGTTGGGCGAATCTGACGAAGCCGACGTATGTGGTGAACGTCAAGGACCGCTCACAGATCACGGGTCCGACGCACACGATTCTGGATTCGATCTTCCGCACCACTGTTGATCTGGGTGGGTCGCTGGGTGACATTTTCTCGCCGATCATCAAGCAGGTTCAGTCGATGCCTGGCGTGTACGAGGCGCCGCTGCTGGGTGTGAATTTCACGGAGCCGTACGCGGTGATCGTGGCCCCGGAGTTGGGTGGGGATTCTCCGTTGGTGTCGTGCAAGATCACCGACCACACCCCGAAGGCGTGGCAGATCATTATCGGCGGGAAGTCGCCGAAGTGGATGAACGACCTGATCAACGCGACCCTGTCCTGGTTGATTGACTCACTCTCAATCGTGTTGGGGTTTACGGGGATTCCGTCGAATCTGCTCGACGGGTTCATGAACGATGCGTTCTTCGCGTTCCAGTTGATCCAGCATTACGGGCGCCGCTCCGAGATGGGGCCGATGCACCCGAACATCGAGGTGTTCATCCCGACGAACGCGGCCCCGTACAACGCGGAGGCGATCTTCACGTTCCTGACCGCCTTGTTCGACACCCGGGGGTACACGTCTGCGCAAGCGGTGTTCATGAACGCCCCGTTCGGCCCGTTGGCGTTGGGGCGGGATGTGTTCAAGGCCGGTTTGGTGTCGATTATCTATCCGGTTCCGGATCCGGTGACGGGCGGGATCAAGTGGGAGATGTTCACCGACTATGTGGAGAACACGCCGTGGCGGTATTCGCCGAAGGAGCGTCAGGTGATGTTGCAGATCGGCGACGGGAAAGCCGAAGAGTCGCCCAACGCCAAGCATCAGCGGTTCCTGACTGGCCTCATGGAGGCATTCAACGTATGGACTTTGGCCCCGAGATCCTAGGAGAGCACTATGGCTGTTGAACCGTACCCCACTAAAGTTGTTGACGGGGAATCATATTGGGTCATACCGTGCTTGGTTCCGAAGGAGTCCGACCCAGAGCGCGGCACATACATTTTCTTCGCCAAGCCGTTGATGGGCATCACCGGCCTCGCGGGGTTGATCAAGGGTGACCCGGGCAAGCACACGGTCATCGACACCGAGATTGCTCGCACTGTTCTCGAAGCCGACGACCCGACACCGGATTTCGCACAGTTCGTGGAGATCACTCCGGGTAGTGATACCACGTCGCAGGTGGTGCAGCTGCAGATGTCGCAACGCAAGGGGCCAAAGGGCGACGATGGTGATGCGACGTGGGATCCGACCGATCTGACACCGTCGCCGGTGGCGGGCACCGTGCCGGCCGTGAATTCTGCGGGGACCGGGTTTGATCTGGTACCGCAGAAGGCGAGCCGGTCGCATTGGGCCGGCAGCCTGAACAACGCCCCGGCCGGGACGACGGCGACGTTCCAGCTCGGCACGATCGCCGTGTCTGCGGGCACGTATCAGTCTGCGTGGCGGCCGCACATCAACGCTGGTGGCACTGTCACGGGGTCGAGCTCGGACATCAAGGTGGACATCGTCGCTCGGCTCGGCGCTGTGGACGGTCCGATCGTGGGCCGTGGACACGGCGTGGCGGGTGTGCAGACGCAGCGAACCATTGTGGTGTCCGGGCCGCCGGCGGGAACGTCGGCGTCGGACGGTGACTACTTCGTGGCGGCCGGGGCTGGGGCGACGATCTACCTGATGGCGGAGAAGCAGTCCGGTGCGGCGACGTACTCGACTGCCGAGTTGTGGTTCAGCATTGACGTGGAGTACGTGTGACCGATCCGCTACCGGAGTGGGCGCGGGCGACACCGAATCTGGAGTCGCTGCATAACCTCCCTGATATTCCGTGGGGTGGCTACAACCCCAAGGACGTGTCGCTGCCGTCGCTGCCGGACCTGTTCGAGTTCGTCGGGAAGTTCTTGGAGAAATTCCTCGGCCAGGTCGTGCTGGCGTTGGTGGGGACGTTGTTCCCTGGGGTGTCGTCGTTCGAGCAGTTGCAGGAGTGGGCGCAGAATCTGGGCTCGCAGATCGTCAACTTCATCTATACGACTTCCGGTATCAATTTGGCGTCGTGGGATGACTTCGTGGAGTCCCTTGCTGACGGCAAGGGTATCGATCTGCCATGGCTGAAGACTGGGTTGGATGCGCTGTCCGACCTGTTTGGCGGCATTGACTTCACGGATCCTCCGACGCCGGAAGAGGTGTGGTCGGCGGTCGTCAGCACGTTCATCAATCCGTTGATCAATGTGGTTGAGGCTGTCGCGAATGCGCTTCTTACGGCGCCTCTCAATGCGGCGAATTTGTTTGGCCGTATTGCATTGCCGCAGTTCGGTTCTGGCGTTCCGATCATGTCTTTGACGACGGCGGTTCCGAACGAGCTGGAGCCGTTCACAGCGACGAGTGTGCCTACGTCAGATGGGTGGTCGTACAACGCGGCTGAGGATGCAGCCCAGGTTATCTGCGACGGTTCGCTCAAGACGCTGTACCTCAGAAGCGGCGTGATCAAGGTGGAGGAGGGGCAGCCCCTCGACACCAGCATCGAGGTCAAGTACTCGGGGATCACCTCGGGTGCCGGTCAGACGATCCGGTATGTGCTGGAGACCTTCACCACGGATAACGGCTCAGGGACGCCGACACCGGTCATTGTCGGCGCGGTCACGAATCCATCGGGCACGATCACGACATCGGTCACGTTGGGCGACGCGTCGTGGGACATCCCCACGGGGGTGAAGTCAGTCCGCCCAGCGCTGGTCGCCGACGAGTCGATCACCGCCGGAACCGTGTACTGGAAGAACATTCCGGAGCTGTACAAAAAGCTCGACCCCGTGTTCGCGGGTGGCCTGCCGGCCGTGCTCAACAATCTGGGCGACTGGATTGAAACCCTCGTGGACCAACTGCTTGGGGCGCTTGGACTCCCTGCGCTGGGGTCGCTGTTCGACAAGATTATGGATCTTGGGGATGAGATTGAGGGTTGGTTCGATGACACGCTGAATACGGCGTCTGATTTGGCCGGCCTGATTGGCGATCTGTTGTCCAATCCCGCCGCGGTGTTGGGGAACTTGCCGCGCACGCTCGTCTCGGGGCTTGAAGCGTGGTGGGATGGGATCACCGCCAAGACGGTGAATCTCACGTCGGGTGGGTTCTTCGATGCAGGCAAGCTAGCCAACATCACCGGGACGATCTCGCAGTCGCTGGTGACTGGGCTGACGTCCTCGTTGAACACGTTGAACACGTTCATCCAGAACGTCATTGACGCGATCCTCACGGCGCTGCGTGGTGTGCCGATCATCGGTGGCGTCATCGCGGACATCATCACGGATGTCACAGGGCTGAAGGAGACGGCGGACAACGCTCTTTCCACAGCGGATCAGATCGTCGAAGACGCCAACGCGGGCTGGACGGGCAGCACCCCATCAGGCACGCCGACCCAGGTGTACGACACCATCACTCAGATCAAAGATGCAGTTAGCGGGACATACACGATCGAGGTTAAGACGACCAGCGGGACGTGGACCAACCCCGGTGGCATCACCGAGTTCTGGGCAATCTGCATCGGCTCTGGCGGAGGCGGAAATGGCGGCCCCTATGAGAATTCAGTTCCCGGCGCCGGATCAGCTGTCGATATTCCAGGCGGCGCGGGCGGGAAATACCTGGCCCAGCAGATCAACCCTGCTGATCTTGGTAGCACCGTGAGCTATGTCGTCCCAGCCGGCGGCATTGGCGGGGAGGCTACGTCTGCTGGCGGATCCCTCAGTGGAGTTCCCGGAACACCCGGTAGTCCTGCAACCTTAGGGTCCCTGGCATCTTCGTCGAACACCTTGGCAAATGGCGCTATCGCCAGCCTGCTCGGCTACTACGGCGCAGATGTCAGTGCCGCCGGGTCTGGTGGTTCTGGCGGCGGTCGGGGCGGCAGCAGCTCGGGGACCACCTCGAAGAGCGGGGTTGCTGGCACATCAACCCCGCTAGCGGCTGGCGGTGCGCGTGGAGAACGAAGCAACGACAGCCCGTACACGGTCGCTGGTCATGGCAGCCCGGGTGGGGCTGCATCACTGACGGGGCAGACCAGATGTGGTGGTGCAGGCGGTGGCGGCGGTGGCGGCGGTGCTGACTCCGGCGTTGACTGCGGCCGCGCAGGAAACGGTGGCGCAGGCGGATTCCCGGGCGGTGGGGGCGGTGGTGGTGGTGGCGGTTATGTCGCTTCCGGCCGCGGCGGAGGTATCGGCGGCAACGGCGCCAACGGCGCCATCATTCTTCTCTACAGGTAGGTTAGGGATGACGACAGCAACTGAACGTACTGATGTGGACCTCAGTGGATGGCCACCTGGGACGAAGTTCTACGGCACAGATGACGGCACCTATTTCGTGGTTGATGCCGATCTTGCCGATTACGGGCACATGCGATTTGTCCGCCGGCCTACGGTGATCCTGTACTGCACGGAGACCGCTGGGGTTACCGACCTCATCGCCGATTTCGAGTTCGACCCGGGAACCACGCACGAGGACGCGGTGCGCCAGGCCGGGTTTGAGCTCAGCTAGCGACCGATGATCTGGTACACCCTCGCACGGGTGATGCCGAGCTCTTTCGCGATCTCAGTGGGTCCGTGACCGTCGGTGATTGCTTGGCGGATCATCTCCGCGATCCTGGCGTCGAGGGCTTCAACTTCGGCGTAGGCCGCCGCACGCTGCGCACGTAGCGTCCGGAGCTGCTCGAAGTCCACAGGCAGAGTGTAGCCCCCTTGACGGTACGTCTAGCCCCCTATACATTCAGGGTGTTACCCAGACACCGCGTGGCGGGCTAACCGGCCTAGGAACCATCGGCCCGCCACGCGGCCCACCCCACATGGAGGCTCAATCATGCTACGCACCGCTTTCGCGGCGATCGCTATCGCCGGAACAATCGTGACGGGCGCAGTCGGTGCGACGCCTATCGCGTCCGCCGACACATGCGCCTACGGCTCATCGGCTGATGGTCGTTGCAAGGCCGAAACGCCGGAACAGACCAAGCAACGGCTTCAGTACGACCGCGACCACCGCGTGTTGCAGAAGAAACTCGTGCGAGAGTTCGCCGACCGGCTCATCGACAAGATCAAGCCTCCACGCCCACGCCCGCGCGGAATCAACTAGTTCCGACTCGGCAAGGCCCTCGGGAAACCCGGGGGCCTTCGTCATTCCAGATCAGTCCACGTCTTTCTGCGCACGATCATCGACACCGCTTTACCTGAAACTCCGAACTTGCGGGCCAACTCAACCTGGCTGTAGTCGCCGGTGGCGTGCAGGTGCCGGATCTCCCGCACATCGTCAGGCATCAGTGCATGGAAGTGCGGCAGCTTCCGCTCGCTGTAGACACGGTTGGCCTTGCCGTAGCACCCCTTGCACAGGCCTTTCGCCTTGTGTGGCCCGTCGCTGTAGTGGCACATCCCCTCAGCGATGTGCCCTCCGTCGCAACCGGCTACCCGGCAACCCGCTGATCTGCGCGCCATCTGTATACCCCCGGTAGCAAAACTCCCCATGGCTGGGATTGTGCCACCGCTTGACGGACTTCGTTAGCCGAGTGAACAACATTGGGGAGGTTGTCAAGTGTCTTGGTCCACCACCCCGCCCGCACCCATCCCGAAGCCAGGCTGGACCACCGACCCCACGATCACCATCCCCGCCGGCTCGCAGCAGTGGGAGGTGAAGTACACGCGCCGACTGGCGCTCGCCGTTATGCCGCAGATCGGGATGGCTGCTGGTGGACACGCGGCTGGCGCGCTCGGCCTGGCCCTCACGCCGACCATCGGCATGGCCGGGGCAGGGAAGTCGGTCGCAGGGTTCGGCCTCACCGTCACCCCCACGATCGGCATGACACCACCCGCGCCGATCCCCGCCGACGTCACGATCAACCTCGCACCCAGCGTGGCCATGACCGCGGGGGAGCATTACGCGCGCGCCTTCCAGATCGCCACCACCCCCGGCTTGGGTATGGCGGCCGCCGAACGCTACGCGCGATCCTTCGGACTCACCATCACCCCCGCAATCAACGCCGCAGGCGGTACTCACGTGCCCGCAGCATTCACTGTCGCAGCCACGCCGGGCCTCGGGTTCGGTGCCAACCTGAAGCTTCCACCGATCCTGACCACCTACACAACAGTTGGGGCCTACTCCTACGACATCACCGCCCTCCGCGCGGCCGGATACACCCACATCGACCGCATCGCCCTCGGTGGAGGCCAAGGCGGCTCCGGTTCTTCCGCCGCGGCAGCCAACGGCGGCAACGCAGGCGTATTCAACTCCGACACCATCGCCCTAGCCTCGTATCCGTCGCTCACCGCACTGACCGGAACCGTCGGCGACGGCGGCGCTGGGGGCGCGGGCGGATTCTTCCCCTCAGACGGCACTGCCGGGCAAGCGTCCAACTCCACCGGCAGCGGCGTTCCCACGCTCACCGGTTCCGGTGGGCCAACCGGATCAGGTGGCGGCCGCAACGGCGACGCCGTATCTAGCGGCAACACCAACGGCAACAAAGACCTGCTGCTGAACGGCCAAACCTATACAGGCGGGGCC